ATCATGCGTCCATTATTGATTCCAGAAGCACCTACAGTAAAAATAAGTCCTGGATACTGAGTCATACCAGGATCATTAGGAATAACAACTACACGAGTAAGACGCATAGCTTTTTTTTCCGGAGTATCAGCTTTATTGTCAGCTATATGTTTTGCTGCTGCTGCATTAGCGGCTTCAGAACCTCCAGGTATTTTACCGTGCTTATGGTAATAGGCAGTAAGTTCCTCATTACTCATTTTAGACGGATTAGCGTTATTAGAATCGTCTTTATACTCTTTAGTTCTAACTTCAGCTAGAGTAGAAGCAAGCTTCTTTGTCCCAGTTTTATGGTGTAATGTAACTCCATTATCTGCTAATTCTTGTCGAATTTCGTCATCTGTCATCCCATTAATGGGAGCTGCCAATGTAGTGTCTTCCATACTTCCTCCGAATTATAATTTAAAAGAGTGTCCCCCTCCCGCTACTCTGCGAGTAGCGGTCGGAGGGACGGTCAAACAATGTTAACTTACTGCTGTTAAGGCAGTCCAGATAATACCAAGACGCTCTGGACGGAGTGCCATAAAACCATAATACCATTTGATGGAGTAGAACCCTACCTCACCATATGGATCTTCTAAAGCAGCAATTTCTTTACCAGGTTTCTTATGGATTACTGAAAACTTAACGCTCTTACCATCAGTTTGAAAACCAATAGTAGTAAACGCGCCGTCTCCAACAACCAACATTGGATAGATATCAGCACCATTTGCACCGGTACCTGGAGTGTCAGCAGAAGCTGCACCACCACCTGCGTCATACTGCATTTCTGGAACTACAACTATACGGAACTGATCAACAGTACCAATTTCGCCATTAACAACATTACCAGCATCAGCATACTTTTCAACAGATACAAAAGCAGGCTGGCTATGTAAATCTTGCATAGCTCTTAAAACTGGAATTAGAGCAGAACCTACATACATAATACGACCACCATTGATGGTTTTAGTATCAATCATACGAGAACCAGCAATAATCTTTGTTCCTCTAGGAGTTTTATTATCATCCAGAGCAATAGAAAGATTCATAAGGTCCGTATAAGTAACAACTTCATCAACAGCTAATTTATTAGTTGAAGTTTCCCCAGTGGCAGCAGACATGAAATATGCAGTACCATTTGAGGTTGCATTAGTAATCAAATCAGCCTGAAGCTCAGCTTCAGTCAATTCATTAGCACCTACAAGAGCTTCCTCAACAATGTGAGATAACAATTCTGAATCAGAATCGAAATCCATTGATTCTTGAGTGTACTCAGTAAAAAAACCACGTTTAAGCAAACTACCTTCAATTTGCCTACGTGTAAAACCAACTCGGTTAACACGTCCACCGTTCTCACGGAGTAGCGGAATTTTAGATTGAATTGTGCCAGTATCTTTAGATGAACCATAAAGATTTTGACCATTTTTTGCAATCTGGCCATCAGCACCAGCACCAGTCTGAGCATTCGATGCAGACGTATATGCATAACCTTGTTCAACGCCTTCAGCACTCCAACCAGACCACTTATCTTTATCAAGAACATTACCATCAGCATTAATGCCTTGATCATTTATATTTAAATCATCAAGCAAAGGAACATAAACATCCTGCTTGATTTTCTTGCCCATATGCTTAGGCATCGCACGTACATCAGCCAAAGGCATAAAGTACTGGTGATCCCGGACAGCAATAAGGGCTTTCTTAAAATAATAGTCTGTGATCGCTTGTGGACCCATACTTGATGCGGTTCCAGTAGCTTCACTCGAAGGACTATTATAAAAATTTTCGTTAGCCATTTTCTTGTCCTAGTTAATAGTGATTAATTACCGGACAGCGTACTTCTTCATAAAAGCTTCATCTGATAGACCTAAAAAGTCTTCATCAGTTGCAGCTTTCTGTGTAGTAGTTTGCTTGACCGGTGCCACTGCTTTTCGTTTTTTATTACGATCAGCGTTGGCTTTTTCGTCAGTTTTGCTTGATACGTTGGATGTTTTCTGATTACCCCCCGATTGATAAAGCTCACCATTTTTATGCATGAACTCGACGATTTGCCTATACGCGTCTACATCAGAAATACCTGGCATTTTACCTAATGCCTTATCTCTTTGTAGTACTGTATTAACTTTATCAAATACACCAGTACTCATATGTGAATTAATAATGCGAATAATTTCAGGATAGTCTGAAATAGTAGATTTACTATCTGCATCCCATTCCTTAGTTAAAACATTAATAGTTCTATTAAAAGTATCAGTATGTTTGATATCATCAAGCACTTCGTCTAGATTATACTCTTTGTCAGAAACTGTATAATCTGTCGGTTGATAATCTGAAGGTACATCCTTGTCAATATCTAAAGGGTCTACATCACTTTCTTTAACAAGCTTGGCGATAGCTTTAGGGTCCTTCTTGGATAAATCAATTAGATTATGCAATTTATCTTCGTTAAGAAGATCGTTATTTTCTAGCATCTTAATTATCTTTAGATTAGGCTTTAATTGCGCCATCTTCTTTTGATAATTAGCACCCATCTGCATTAGACTAATAATATCCTGAGGGTCCTTAACCTGCATATCAATGCCATTGGCCTTGAAAGGTTCAGACACCTTTTTATAAGCACTTTCGTAATCAAACTCTGTAGTTTCCGGAGTATCCCCCTTTGTATCAGTCGAGTCTTTCTTACTAGTATCAAGAGATTCTGTCGTATCACTATCCGTGGAATTTTCAGGCTCCGTCTGGGTATCCCCTTCTGGTTGGCTTACTTCTTCTGTAATAGTTTCCTCTTCAGTTTGCTCCTGTGCTTCACTTACCTCTTCTTCGGAGGTAGCAACCTTATCCTCATCAGTTTGATCTGATGATTCAATTTCTTGTTCAACTGGCTTTTCTCCTTCAGCTAAAAGCTCAGCAGGGTCTTTTTCTAAAAATGCTGCGTCAGATAAGCCTAAGGAAGTTTGAGTCATACTGTAATCTCCTCAGCTAAAATTTCATCACGAGTTTCTTCATGTTCACCTATAGCTTGATCCATTTCAGCTCCGCGTCTCATAACAGATTCAATATAATTAGCTAAAGCTCCAATACCTAACATCATATTATCAATTAGTTGCATTTGTTCAGGAGTAAGATTAGAGCTTTTAGCCATAACTAGTCTAGCTGCTTCTTCTTTAAAATAACCTGTATCAATGACATCTTTCCATGTTTCACTAGCTGTTAATTTAACACAGTTATCTCTTAACGCTCGTAATTTATTAGCCATGTCAATTTGGATTTCAACTTGTTCTAGATCAGTCATATACCTCCTTATGCTTTAGTTAATGAATCAAACGCGGCTTTATCAAGATTAGATAATCTATCATGCTCTTTACCCTCCATATTTTGAGCATGTTTTCTATCAGATTCTTCTTGTTTTTGTGCAGCACCCACTCCAGATTCCTTCTCAACAAAATCAAGATCACTAAGATCAGAACCACTATGCATCTGTCGTGCTTTAGCTTGTTCTGTTGCAGTCTTAGCAGTTTTAAGCTGAACATCAACAGCATTCTCTTGACCTTTAGCAGTTTCGTTCTGAACTTGAGCTTGTAGTAATGCTACTTCAAGCTGGGCTTTCTGTTGTGCCATAGGATCTGGTTGAGGTTGGTATTCAGCAATACGTTTAGCTAAATCAGGCATCTTACGTAACTTAGCAATGTCAGCTAAAATCATCTGACTCATTTCCGGAGGCATTGTATTACCCATAGTTTGTAACATAAATGCTAATTCGCTACCTTTTTGTTCATCAGCTTCAGCAGTAGAAATATTAAGCTTGATATCATATTTCCCCCCTAAATCATTTCGGTTAATGGCAACAAATTCTTCATTGGTAATACGAATAATTTCTTCATCTTCTAAGAATTCTGCATTCATAGAAATAACTTTACGACCAATTTGATTCAATCCATTTGAAAGTCTACGTAGAATACCTAATTCTCGTTTAGATGTTGCATCTAATGCCGATCTAATACCTGTTGCAGTAACTCCTAATGCCTGACCAGAAATACCTTGCGTAAATGCTTTAACTCCTGTTAAAGCTTCAGCATCATTGTTCTGCATATTTAATACTTCAAGAGCAGAGCGTGGGATTTCAGGATAAACTTCCATATGAAATGCTTGTTTTGGATCCACATTAGCATTAAATTTATAATCTTCACCACGTTCAAATTTACGTGCGTTAGTTACGTCAAGAGCATCTTTTCTAATACCTTGTTGCCCACTAGCGCTGCGGCCAATAATATCAATAATGCCGCGAGTAACAGCACCCACGATTTTTTGATTATCTTCGATAAGAGCTGCATCTGGTTCTC